GGCCGACGTAACAGTAGAATTTGGAGCAACAGACACAGGACTTGAGAAGACACTCAAGGCCGTTCAAGACGAACTGACGCAGCTGAAAGGCAAGGTATCGAGCGGCGAGCTTTCGATGACCGAGCTTGAAAGCACGATGAAGCGCATCGGGCAGGTGACTTCGATGGAGAAAAACATCAAGGCCATCGGAGATCAGTCTGACGGAACGTCAAAGGACGTTAATGAAATGGGCAAAGCTATGGAAAAGACAGGGAAAAAAGGGGAAAGTGGATTTGCCAAAATCGCAGGCGCGGCGGCATTAGCAGGCGGAGCAGTTAAACTAGGTATGATGGCCGTTGACGCTGCTTTTGCGGCTGTTAGCGGAGCGTTTGAAGCGTTTGGCGAGTCGATCAATAAGGCCGCCGACTTCCAGCAACTCGAAACGAGCTTTAATGTTTTGATTGGAAATACGACGCTTGCAAAAACATTTTTAGAAAACCTCAGCAAATTCGCGGCATCAACTCCGTTCACGATCCCAGGTCTCGCGGACGCATCCAAAACATTGCTTGCATTTGGCGTCATGTCCTCAGAAGTCATTCCAATAGTTTCGATGCTCGGTGACGTTTCTCAAGGCAACGAAGAGAAACTAAAATCCCTAGCCTTGGCATTTGGAAAAGTCGAATCACAGGGCAAACTTACAGGCGAAGAACTCAATCAGATGATCGACTCTGGGTTCAACCCGTTAGAGCATATTTCCGAAAAAACAGGCAAGAGCATGGGAGAACTCCGAAAGGAGATGGAAAAGGGGTCAATCACTTCTGCGATGATCCGCGAAGCGTTTGTAGCCGCTACATCGGAGGGCGGAAAGTTTTTTGAGATGACAAAAAAGCAGGGAATGACATTCAATGGTGTCATGTCCACCATGCAGGACACCATCGATGATCTATACAGGAGATTTGGTCGGCCAATCATCGATGCGCTTACTCCGATCATTCAGAAATGGTCAGAGCGAATAGCCGAGATCGCACCACTCTTTTCAGAAATTGGCGCAGCCGTCGCAAATACAATCACCTTTTTCTCGGACCTTGTGGACAAGGTTCTTAATGTCGATACCGCCGTCAAAAATTTAAGCAGCAGCATCTCGGCCATCTCTGGTGGAGAATATGCCGCCGGCATCGAAAACCTTTTTCTCTCAATGAAAGTGTGGGCAATGGAAACAGGGAATGAGATTTACAAACATTTAGGAGCCGCATTTAAAACGGTCGCTGAATTTGCAGGGAGCATTTTTGATCCAAGCGGGGCACTAGGTAAAACCGTTGTGGATTCTTTTGAATACATCGGAACAAAAGCGGCTGTGACTATCATGCGGACTCTAGCTCAAGGTCTAGCTGGCTCCACATGGACATCGGGCATTGCGCTTAGTTTGAACCAAGCGGCAAATGAATCGAACAGCGCCGCAAATAAAATTGCCGATAATTTTGCCGGGGCCGGAGGAAGAATTGCAGAACAATTTACCACCGCAGGAGCCGCTCTACCTAAATCATTTGCTGAAAATTACGCTGCAATTCCTCCGCTTTTTGATGACATAAAATCAACTCAAGACCAGATTGACGCGAACAATGCAAAGATCGCGGCATCCACAAAAGAGATTGTCGTTAGCGATGAAGAGGCCGTCGCAGAAGCCAAGGCCTATTTTGACCAGTGGAAAAAATCTGAAGATCTAAAAAAACAAGCAGCAGAAAAGGCAGCTGAAACTTTAAAGATTGAACAAGATAAAATTGCGGCAAAAAAAGACGAACTAAAATACCAACTTGAGTTAGCCGAGGCGCAAGCCGCTGGCGACTCGGAGCGCGTCAAATTCTTGCAGGAACAAAAGAAGTATGCGGATGATGTTCAGAAAGCCTTGGCGGCAGGATTCGATAAGGAAGAAGCCGCTTTATTTGCGACCAACATGGCTATCGCCGCAACCAACTCAAAAAACATAAAACAATACGACAAGGACGGAAATCCGTTGTTTTACAAGGCCGCAGAAATGTCCGCAAAACTAAACGAAAATCTGAAATCTGCAACAGGCTTTGCCGACACGCTTGCAAAAATGAAAGAGATTGAAGCTTTAAATAAAGCGGCGAACTCATCAAAAGCGATGCGCGAGGAACTGAGGGGGATGGACAAATTGCTAGGAACAACTTTTGCACAAAAATCTGAATACGATATTGTAAAATTGTTGAACCTTAAAAATATTGGGACAACTAGCCAAGACCAGATCAGGGGCATCGTTACATATTTCAAAGGAGTAAGAGACAAACTTTCTGCAAAGACAATCGACTCAGAAGAAGGACAAGAAGAAATCAAAAAAATAATCAAATTCTTGGGCGGAAACCCACTAACAGCCGATCTCGTTGTGAAGTACCAAAAAGCGCAGGCGGATACTAAATCGGCATTCGGCTCAATCCCCACCACGCTTAACGCAGACAAGAGCGTGAAGGGGTTGCGCGACTCAGTAAAGGACGGAATCGAGCTTGACGTGGCCGCGAAGTCGGGCGCAACCGGGTTGCTCGAAGCAATCAAGACCGCAGTCGAAGCGATCAAAACAGCAGTTGAAAAAATCGAACCGAAACTACCGCAACAAGTTTTAGCATAAAAAAATGGCACATACATATTACGGCTCGGAAGAGTTAATTTTAACAAGCATAACAAAAGAGAATTTCGACAGCGGCCTTAGCCGCGTCGATTGCATATACAAGTGCCGAACAACGAAGGCCGATGCTCTGGAGCCAACACTTGTTGCAGGGCTTCGCGTGCCAGATCGGCAGGATTACTTGATCCGTGAAAACGCGAAGCGCAAGGACGAGACCGATGGGTTCACGACCTTTGCCGTCTCTGGATTTTACGCGAGCTTGGTAACAAGTCCTAATGCGGTCACGCCCATTCCAAGCGTGCTTGGAGCGCAAAGATCAAACCTTGCTCTATACACCATTACCCAAAAGAGTGTTACACCATATATAACGACTTATAATTTGGATATTCTGGCCGATACAATTACGCAAAAGTTTACGTTGCAACCAACGGATTCGATTACAAAATTGAATATTCCGTCTCAAACGCTTTCCGCTAAAATACAACGCATAAGCGATGGTTATGGGAACCCTTACACAATTTCAGAACTTGAAACAATATTATCCGCAGGGTGGTCATATTACGAACCGGCTGCCAGCACAACTCATACCTACCGATCAAATTATATTGACGGAACTTTGGAAGCGTCCCTTGTTGGCGATGTTGTTATTGTAAATATTAACCGATCAAATTTCGGGAGCTACGATGAAGTGACAATCACTTGGGGACTTGATTTTAGCCCAATAACAATACAAGTCTCATACACCGAATCTGGTTTCGTTGTGTTATGAACGACTTCCCAAACGATTTCCGCGACCGCATAACAGAGGGCAAATCGACGTCTCCGATTTCTGCGGCAAACCTGATGCAGAATTTCGCTTGGGCGAAATTGGTTGCCGATCCTTCGCTGATCGAGGATACGATCCAAATGGGTTTTTCGGCTCGCAAACTTAAAATCCCAGCAATCAACAACGATGGGAATAGGGTTCTGGCCTCGACAGGCGGGGCGTTAAGTTGGAAAGAGGACATCCCAACGCCACCAGCAACGGGGACATACGTCCTCGGCGCAATTTCGGGCGCGTTGACGTGGATCGCCACCGAGGAGTGCCCATGATCCTAGGCAGGACACCAGCCGGGCTGATCAAGACAAAGACCGACGGCGGCCTTCGCGCTGTGAATTGCGCGTGTTGTGGGTCGTGTGGGTGCTACTCGATCTCGATTCCGCTCGGATTGCGTTCGCTTTTTGAAAACGCGAACCTTTCAAACCTATCAGCATTCGGGGTTCCAGCACGTTTCTTTGGATATTTAAAAGCTGAGTTTAGCGGAGGAATTGCAAACGATATTTGGTATGCGGACTTTACACGCAATTTGCCAGAAGTATTTCCAATACTTTACTTAGGTATGGGTTTTTATTACCAGAAATCGACGGGATGCTTGACGATGGGTATTGGCTCACCTGCGTATGACCGTATTGAAGGTTTTATTCCGGGAGTGTATCCTAACAGTGATGACTACGATGAACTTCTTGTCCCAGAAGTAACCGACTTTCTCTCCCCTAGTGTATCTCTAGGATATTTGGGATCGTCCGTCGGGTGCTCTGATCCTGAATTTGAGCCAAATCCTATAGATGACACTTTTACAATAAATGGATCGGGGTCATTTGCGTTTTGGTATTACTTTCTTAGTCCCTCCTCGGGAACGCCGTTCCCCCCGTTGAACATAGTCTTGACATGACAATAACTCCCCGCGCCCAACAACTCGCCCGCCTTGGCAACGCCGCGCACCGCTTCGCTCGCGCTGGCTTCGCGACCACCCCACCCGAAGCACTCGCCAGCCGCCAAGCAACGTGCAAAGCCTGTACCGAATGGGACGCGCAGGCACTCAACGCCACGGGCCGCTGTCGCAAATGCGGATGCAGCACTTGGGCGAAACTCCGCATGGCAACCGAGAGATGCCCAATAGGCAAGTGGGAAGCTGTTGACAAACCTACCAACTAAATGGCACGCGATCTTTTTATTGACACCACGAACCGCAGGCTGGCGACGAGCTTGACAAGCCTTGCACCAGCTACAACGCCGCGCTTCGTCAAAGGCGACAACGGCGCGATCAACCTGTATTTTCTAGAGGCAACAGGCAACGTATCCGCTCCGTTTAACGTGATCGACTACACCGGAACGAGCGTGAAATTCGGCGTAGGAAGCCGCACAGGCGTCCCAGCCAGCGGCACATTCACTCTCTCATTCGGAGGCCAGACGAGCGGAGCAATCGGATTCAGCGCGACCGCAGGCGCGATCTCGTCCGCGCTCAACTCACTCTCGACAATTACCGCCGCAGGATCGGTCAGCGTGGACGGCACGATGGCAACAAACTTCGTTGTCTCGTTCAACTCGGCCGGCACGCAGGGCGCGATAACAGGCAATTTCGCCAGATTAATTCCAACCACGACCGCGCTCATCGACGAGCGGCTTGCCGGAGACGCGACCAACGCCGAAATTCAAGAGCTTCAACTCCGTCTCGCTCCCGCAGTATACGAGCCAACGTGGACTGATCTCGGGACGGCATTGACCGTCAGCGTGGCAACCACGGTAACAGGATCGACGCTCAACAACGAAGTCCAGCGTCTATCATTTTCACGCGCTCCGTATCTCGGTAGTTTCCGCATAACGGTTCCGACCTACAACGTGGATATCGCTTCGACCGTCACCGACGGCGTATTCATCACAACGAGCAATCACGGCCTTTCGCTCTCTCAGCCTGTAGTTCTAACAGGCTTCTCCGCGTTGACCGGATACACCGCAGGCGTCCAATATTTCGTTCGCTCGATCCCACAGACGACCGAGTTTTTGCTAGGTATAACAGCGGGAGCAACCGCGATCACTACCGGAACAGGCACGGTGACGACGGGCAGCGTAGCTACAACGATCCTGCGGCAGACCGATCCGCTTGACGCAACGACAACCGCCGCGCAACTGCAAGCGGCTTTGCAAGCACTAGACAGCATCGGCGCGAACAACCTGACTGTGAGCGGCATTCAAGGCAGTTATTTCGACTTGACATTTGGCGGAGACAAAGGATTCACCGACTTGCCGACTCTCCAAGTGCAGAGCGGCTTGAGCGCAACGCCGGGCAAAACCGCCGCTGTGGATTTCAACACGTTCGGCGTTCGCGATCTGCTTTTAAACGCCACCTCGGTAACGACCGAAATCGAGGTTGAACTTACGACCGCAGGCGAACGAAGCACGATAATTCTCCAATCATGCACGCTCACGGAAGAACTCATTTCGCAAGGCGGGTTGAGCTAATGAACAGCCACACTTTCCACACGTTCGTCGGAACGTCGGCA